CCGACCGGCGCGGTAAAGACCATCCAGCCGCCCGGCTTGCAGTGACGCTCTAGTTTCTTGGCTACTTCCTCGGCGTGCGGTAAGTGCTCAAGGACTTCCATGCAGACGACGCAGTCAAATTGTGCGGCGAAATGCTCACCCATATCTTCGGTGTAATAAGCGTGCCCGCCTGACTTGACATCACTTTCCCAGTAATGCGTGTCCTCATCCGCCGTCATAAACGCGACATTCTCCGGATGTAGAAACGCCGGGCTGCCGTCGGGCATCTTGGCCGCCTTCAATTCGTTGGCGCACCGTATTAGGTTGGGAGATACGTCCACTCCTAAGACCTGGGGGGCAAGTCCTTGGTTGGAGATGACACGGACGTATCCCCCATGCGCGCAGCCAAAGTCTAATAGAGACTTTATTTCCCCCTTGTGCTGCGACAAGAACTGCGTCAATGCCTGTAGCCGCGGCTCACGGTCCGCCCAGAAGGCGGTGCGGTAATCGGCATGCTCGCCGCCGCTGCGCTCCTCATAGAACCGCGCCATTTCCGCTTTGCGTTTCTCCGGATCGGTTTCCTTGACGAATGGCACGAACCGGTCCGCATACTTGTTGTAGGCATTCATCAGCACCGGATCGTTTTTCGCCGCGGCGTATTTTCCCGCCGCAACAACGTCGCCGTTAAAGATGAAGTGCTTGATCATCCGCTTGGTGTCCGAGGACTTCTCGAAAATGATGCGGTGAAATAGGTCCGTCCACTCCTCGGCCACCGGTCCCCATGTCCACTCTGCCGCGCGCTTGCGGCCCGCCTTGGACAACGCCTCCCAGCGCTGGTCGTTGTGCATCAGGTCGACGGTCTCTGCGACAAAGGTCTTCACGAAGGCCGGTGTTACCGGCTTGAAGCCCGGGTCCACGGCATCGCCCGCCTGCCCAATACTACCGTCATCCTTGATCAGCACATGACAACCATCGCATGTCTCCGGCTCCGCGGCCTTCCACGGCCCAAGCATCACCACGCCGTTAGCCGCCAACTCCATGGCGGTGATGTGGCTTATCTCCTCGAAGACCGACGAATATAAAAACAACCGCGCCTGCTTGTAGTGCTGATAGAGCGGGTGTTTGCCCAGGTTGCCCATGTTGATGACGCTACTACCGTAGTTGGCGGCCACGCGGGCCAGCTCCTCGTAGAGCGGCAACGTCGTAGGGTCCGCATAACGCGACACGTACAGGCGGGCGCGCGGCTCGCGCTTTAGGATCTCTGGCCAAACTTGCGTGAGCAGAATGTCCAGTCCTCGCTCGGGCCGCGCCGTGAATAGCAGCTTGAACCGGTCTCGCGGTTGGGCGGGCACACTGTCAATCAAGTCCAGGTCGATGCCGTTTCGCGTGACATGGTAAAGCTGATCCGGGCCACCGTGCACCGACTGATACTGCTTCTTCATGAATTGGCTAAGGACGAAGATGCGGTCAAGATTCCAGACTACGCCGCCAAAGTTGGACGGCCCGGTCTTGGTGGCCAGGTCGTGCTGCCATAAAATGTTGGCCTTGCTCGGGTAGTCGAACTGAAACAGCATGGGCTGGCGCTGTACGAGGAGCACATCGCACGGCACGGAGCGGACAAAGTCGAAGAAGCCTTTAGGAAACTGCGCGCCGGCTTGCGCACCGATGCCGGCCACCCAGCCCATGGGCTTGTAGATGATGCCGTCTACTTCGTGCTCTTCTTGAGTGTTACAAAAAAGAGTGATGCGGTGGCCGATTGCGGCCAGTGCCTTTGCGGCTTGAAGGGCGGCGGTCTCAGAGCCGCCGATTGAATCGCCCCGGGAGATCGTATGCCCCGACATGGGCATGCCGAGGCAGCACAGAGTTATGTCTAGGTCGTACCTCTTCACTTGGTTTTATCCCCCCAACCGTGATTTGTACGTCTGCACATTCCAATTAGAAGCCCCGCGCGACCGTGTCGCCCATGAGCGCAACGGTTGCCGTCTGACTCGATGCCGGCGTGAGTGCCACTTCCACGACCGGCCCGAATAGCAAAGAGTCGAAAGTCGCCGCGCCCGAATTGATTGCGCTCGTAGATGTCACGGCATAGGTGCCGGACGTGGTGCCGGTTTTAATTCTTAGAGTCGCGCTGCCGACGATAGAGACAAAGCCGGTAAGGCGTGAGTAGCCGGTAACGGGAAAGGCGCCCAGGACGGCGCCGTCGCTCCCGACCATGGATACCGTTGTGTTGAATAGGGACTTGCGGCGTGTTCGTGACACACTTAGTCCCTCATGGGCGGGAGACTACAAAATAGCCGATCGGCATGTTGGCCGAAGGTGCCTGTGAGCCAACCATAAAGATATTAAAACCGCCGTTACGCACACTGCCGACCATTACGCCTCTCTGACTTTCCGTTAAGGTGGCGGAGTAGAACTGCGGCGTGAGTAAGATGACCGAGCCGCTTTTTACCGATGCCGCGCCCACCGATACCGTAGTCGTGCCCGAATTGATGGTGGCGATTCCGGCAGCGCTCGACATAGCCACAAAGCGTTGCGTCCGTGTGCTTAGAAACCGCTCTTTTCTACGCATCGTGTTTCTCCTGCTTCAGCGAGACAGACGGTGTGCCGCCCGCCTTGCGCACATCGCGGTCCAGAGTGCGTATCATGCCTTCCAGCTCCGCTATGCGTTTGGACTGCTCATCGCAGAGAAGTTTTAGCTTGCCGTAGGCTTCCTTGGTGCTCTTGGGATTGTCCGCGCCAATCAGCTTTAGGAATGTCCCTGGATCACGGAAATCAACCTGCGTCATACAGTCCGCACCGTACTTCTGCTTGGCGTACTTGCGGCCCAAGTTAGATGAGTGGCGGTCAAGTAACGGCTCGCCCGGCATGACGTGAAACCGCTCGGTCTTTATTTCCTTGGCGTAGACCCATTTCATAATCAGCAACCTACGATTAAGTAGCCCAGGTCCGGACCGACCGTCTTTTCGTCCTGGAACATATGAGTCTCAACCGATTCCGTTTTCGGCCGGCGATTATCGTATGTCTCAACGGCGAGCGGGCCAGGAAAGCCCTCTGGCGTCCACCTGAAAGTGTAGCCGTGCGATGGCTCGAGTAGTCCCGGTGTCGGGTTGACGTAGAGCAGGATGCAGCTTGTGCTCCAGATGTCGGCAAAGGTTGCGGTCGCCGCGCCCTCGGCGGTGACAGTCTTTTGGCCGCGCCCGATCAGGATGCGGTCAAAGCCGAATACGCTCGCCACCTGGCCTTCGGTCACTCCACCACCGCCGACGTTGTCGCCTTTGCCGCGAATGAAGTCGATCACGTCCGGATGCTTCATGAAGTTGATCCAGGATGGGTGCGAGAAGATCGCCACATTGGGCGTGTATCCCGATGCGCGGCGTATCGCATTGTAACCGGCATAAATGTCATCGACCGGTGTACTGTTGTCGGCGTCGCTCCACGCATTGGTAAGCGCGGTGCTCGAGGTCATGTTGGTCGTGGTCGTGAGCGTGACGGCTTCACGGTCTTCCCATGCGAGGTTTAAGCCGGACACTACGCGCCTGACGGCCGAGGAGCGAAGCTGCAAGGATGCATCGGCATTGGCCAGGTCCTCATAGGGGATGTCCATCGCCAGTGCGTAATTGCGAATCGCGTAGGTGTCACTCGACACGTCAAGGGTGATGCGATTGGCTTCCATGCCACGCGCTCTCACCGCGTTATGGACCCGCATGTTTTCCGCCTTGGCCCACACGTAGTAGACGCCGGTTTCCTTCTCGACATTGACAATCGGGTAGATCATCGGCGCGATCAGTCCCTGCGGCTCATAGTTGATCGAGATATTCGAGAGCGGGACGTCAATGTGCAAATCCCGGCCAGTAGCTCCCGCATAGGCTCTGACATCACCTCGGGAAACATTGCCTGGTAGTATTCCGTCCATGAGGATTCTCCTTTTATTCCAAAGCCTGATTAGGTAGCGGTCACACGATACGGGTTAATAAACGCCTCAGCGATAAGTCCGCTGTCCGCGCCCGTGATGAGATAACCCATCCGGAATTGGCCCGAGCCAGTAGCGCTGATGCCCCAACCGGACGAACCGCAGGCGATCTCGGCTCCGCCACCTAGCGAGGACGCAATGAAGAGCTTAGTATTGCCCTGATTGACGACCGCCGCATGCTCACCGTTTCTCGGCTTATTCTGCAGCACGCCTTCCGATTGCCCGCCGCTGGCCGGTATCATGACGACTTTCCCCAGCGGGTCGGTCGCCTTGGTTACAAACTTAAACTGTAGGCCCGACAAATCGCCGCTGGCCACGCAGCTTATTCCATCTCTTGGTCCACGAATGACAGCCATAGTAGCCTCCTGTTACGGTTTAAAACGG